CTTCAGCAGGACTTCAGCTTGGAAGATGTTGCCCGGGGCCACGACCAATTGGCGCGGAACCAGACGAATCTTCTTACCGTTGTTGTCCACAGCCTGACGAATCTGGATGAGCATTTGCTCAAGCGAGGTTTGCGACAGGTTAGCCGGGGTGGTCAGCAGGTTGCTGAAGGTACCGTTAACAATCGGGTGCGAGGCCGAGTTCAGGGCCACGCCGTCACCACCCGGGTAGGCGCTGTTGAACGCGCGGTTAAGCACGTTGGCGCACAGGGTTTCCTTGGTCTCAATCAGCGACTGAGCAAGGTGACGGGCATAGACTTGACCGATACGGATGTGGTCGCCGTCTTCCACCAGCACTTTGGTCAGAGCGAAGGCCAGACCATACACGTTGTAAACGTAGCGCTTGAGGAACAGCACACCACCTTGTTGGTACGAAACCGGCGTGCCGTCAGGCAGTTGCGGTGCCGCGCCAAAGCCGTACAGGACCGGCTCTTCGTGGTAGTTGCGGGGGATACCTTCTTGTTCGCGGAAAACACGCGACCATTCGTCGGTACGTTGGTCATAGACACCGTCGAAACATTCGTTGAGGATAGGCTCAACAATCGAACGAAAGTCTGTACTGCGCATCGGGGCTGCCATTTTTCAACCCTCCTTAAACAGCAACCGGCGTGTAGTTAGCGCCCGAGACGCGAACTTGGCCGAATTGGAATTGAGAAATGGTGGCACGGACGATAACGTACGTATCACCCCAAGCGTTGTCCGGATACGGAGCGAGGTCAACAATGCGCATTTGCTTCAGACCGTTTGCACCAGCAAGGGTGGTCGAAAGCGTGCATTGCGACAGGCCCGTAACATTGGAGCCAGCAGTGGTGTTGCTCAGGTCAGCTTCGTCACCGATAGCAGCTTGAGTCAGGGTACCGTCAGCTTGAATTTCATAAACGATGTTGGGGTCGTTGTAGAAATAAGCCACGCACGAACCGGTTTGGTAGGCAGTGTTAGCCGGCCAGTAGTTCGAGACGCGACGACGGCCAGTGGTATCAGTCCACTCGACGCCAGCGAAAGCACCGACAAACGCTTCAGTAGCAGCGGCCGGAACGATGGTGCCACCAGTGTCGTACTTGACCGGTTGGCCCTTCAAAATATCAGATGCGTAAGCCGAAACAATACCGCCAGCAAGCGCTTGAGCGCGGTCCAGACCACTCGGGTGGAACGCAGGGCGCAGGCCAAACGGAGCAGATGTTGCAGACATGGTCTAACTCCTTAGGTTTGGGTTCTCCCCTACACGAAAGCAGGTGCAGGAAGAGGTTTATCAATATCGCCCAATCCTTCGCCTTCAACTTGTCCAAGGTTGCGCCCTGAACTATCGCGGCCATGGATTCGTTCTGCTTGGACGCGAATCTTATTCGCCTCTTCAAGCGGAGCTTCATGGTGGAAATGAGCCATAACGTCCTGATAGATATCTTCAGGAATCTTGTACAGCAGCATTTCGTTACACGCGATAAAACCCACATGTTCGCCAGCTTTTACGCGATTATTTTCCATGCCAGGCAACTCATCCGCTTTCACGGGAACGTAGCCAAGACGGATTCGCTTATCGATACTGTCGTAACTGTTGGTTGTTGATAACCAGCAAAGATGCCACCCCGGGATAGCCGGAGCATTGGGCAGCGCACTTTGTGTCCACTCATCCTTCCACATCTTGCGACGTTCATCAGACAGAGCAGACTGTTCCTCCGGAGCGGCGCGGTCATAGTCAAGACTAGCTCGCGATTCACGGCCACCAGCAGAGAGAGACTTCTTTAGACGAGAATCCATTTTTAACCCCTATTACCGTTGTTTTGACGTGCTTCTTGAGCATAACGACGAATCATTTTTGCTCGTTTATCTGGGTCATCCCAAAAGCCAGCATCTTTCATGGCGCGAACTTGTTCGGGCGACAATGTAAAAGTATTGCGCCCACCGCTGCCACTATTCGAAACGCTTTCTCTACCTGAACCAGTCACGACATTCCTCGGTCGGCGTTGCGTAGATTTCTCAACTACATCAGTAGTATACCGATGTGGTAGGTATTTCTGCAAGCGATTATCCAATTCGTCCCAATAATCAGCACTACGCGGGTCCCAACCCTCTTCTGCAAGGGCTTGGTCAATCGTCAACGCCACTTTTACGTCAGGATTATTATCGGCAGGGTTATACCAAGAGTTTCGGGCCATCCATTCGCTTGCATGACGCTGCAATACAGGGTCTGCAGCAGTCTGGACCGGACTTTCTTGCTGTTGAATCTGCCGTTTCTTCGCCGCTTCCAAAACTTCTAGGTTGCGACGCGATTCAAACCACATTTCTTGAGCAGAAGCCAGCAATTCGCCGTCTTGATTATTCGTTGCCTCGGCAATTTTTGATTTGGCAAAGTTAATACGGGCACGCTGGTCTTCAATTGTCTTATCAAGGCGCGCAAAATCGGATGCAAGAGACTTTTTCTCTTGAACAGCCATCTTTTCGGCCATTTCTGACACCTGGCGACGCAATAGCTGCAATTCAGCCTTCTCAGCAGTCTGAACTTGCTTGTGATATTCCTTGCGAGCACGACGCTTTAGGCGCTTTTGCTCACGAACGGCATCACTATCGTCAGGATAGTCTTCATTATCTTGAGAATCTTGCTGATTATCTTGCTCAGCAGCCTCAACTTCCTCTTTTTCTTCTTCTGCCTGGGGATTATCCATACCATCAGGCAAATCAATTGTTGCCGAACCGTCTTTTTCTTCTACGACGGCCAGGCTTTGCAAATCATCCTTAGCGTCACTCATACAAATGCCCTCATAGTCAACGGGTTACCAGTGATTTTTGCAATCACTTCGTGGTCATTTAGCACCATAAACAGCGCAGGCTCTTCCTCACCGGGAATTTCAACCTCCCAGCGGTCACCGCCCCACTTAGGTACACGCAGATAGTCACCCACTTCACACCATGAGCCTTCGGGCCACGGTTCCATCGTGTCGCGCTTTTTGAACGCCAACGGGCCAATCTCAATAACCTTGGCCACCATGTTGTTCCACTTCTCAGCTTCGCGGGTTTCTTCTATCAAAATAATCCCAGCACTCGTTGTCTTCTTTTTAGTGCGGCGCAGTTGAACCAAAATACGCGCACCAAGAGGCTTAGCACCGGGGTCTACAGCAGGAAAAGCATCCCGCAAATCAGCGTCATTACACGCTACCGGCTCATTCATAGTCATCGTCTTCCCTTAACAGGTTGTCAATAATGGTCAGGGTTGTTTCCAGCCCTGTGTATTCCCCCACCAAGCGTTGATAGGCCGCAAAGTCTCCCGCAGTTCCCCGCGCAAGGCTTACGGCTATCTCGGCTTGACGCGCTTTCACAGCGCTTATGAGGTCAGATAGAGACTTCATGCATTCTTTTTATCAATGCCCTTACCGCTCTCAAACTTGCCATGGTCCGAGTTAGCCTCGGGCATGGTTGCAGAGCCACGCTCTTGAAGGGCATCGCCCTCAATCCAAGCGCCAGCAGCCATGCGGTGATGCTGCTTCACTTCTTCGCTTTGTTCTTGCTTGACATCAATTGCCATATCACACCCCCAAATCACGCTGAATAGCGTTATTCAAACCAACAGCAGTTTCGTACTGCTCCTTACGCAACTTGGCTTCCTCGATTGTCAAATCGGCGGCAGCCATGCGTTCCTTGGTCAGATTGTTCTCGGCGTTCATGGCCACTTCAATCTGACGGTCCATTAAATTCCGCTGGTTCTCAGCCTGCATGCGCTGGGATTCCATTGCGGCATCAAGTTGTAGCTTTTGGTTCTGCAGAGCCATGTCGGCTTGGTCACGCTGCGCTCTACGCTGGGTCTCAGCCATTGAGGCTTGTAGGACGGCTTGCGCTTCAGCATCCATCGGCGGCTGCGGTTGGAACTGCTTCATCATCTCGCCCAACTGGCCAACCATCGCAGTCACCTGAGTGAACGTCTGCTGGGTATCCAGCTTGACGTGCTCAGACGCCATAGCCATCGCGCGGTCAATCTCTTTAGCAAACTTGGTGTCTTCGTACTTACCGAGTTTCATGTTCGGCGCATCAGGCGTGGCGTACTTCTCCATCGTCTGCGTGTACCAGAGCAGCATGTGCTGTTTAATGTGCTCTAGAGCCTGCGGGATGAAGCGCGGAGCCATCAGGCGGCTTGCCCCTAGGTTCGGGTCCATCGCGTAGTTCAGGTGCGTCATGATGTGCGCCAGATGGTCCTGACGCGGATACGCGAAGGCAGACTGCCCCAGAGTCATAGCGGCGTTCTCTTCTGCAGCATTGCGCTCTTGAGCCTTGCCAGCGTTCGGCATCAGCTCGTTAACGTTCGGCACCTTCAACTGTTTCAGAATCCGACCGACTGCGACCTTCGGGTCAATCAGCATCGGGAACTGTTGGGCCAACTGAAGAACCGCTTGAGCCTGCGCTACACGCTGAGCCTCAGAGAAGATGTGCGGGTCAGAGACTGGGATAACGTCTGTATTGCGCTTGAAGTCATCGCGCTTAATCGGCAGCTCAGCAACGACATCACCCTTGCGCTGTTCATCTAGATACCA